TAGTGCAATAAATAGTGGTAGTTATAGCAGTATTGTATTTAGACCAGTGGGTGATTATAATATGTACGGATATTATAATGTATCAGATGATCAGACATATTATAAGATGATCAGAGGAAGTACTGTGGTAGATACTTTGATATTAACAGGGAGTCAGGATAATTATAGGTTTAGATATAATTCCCTGTTTATACGTACTTGGTCGGGTCCGAATTATGACTACTACTTTAATGCTGCTACAAATGCATTTACTCAATTAGACACATTCTATAGTCAGAGATATTTTACTTATGGATTTGGAGATTCGGGGATAAATAATGGTACTATGCTGTTAATAAAACCAGAATACTATACCCCTACTGGAAGTATTACAGGAAGAGTATTGACAGCAAATTCTATAACAGATGAGGTGACGTTACCATACTCAAATTCTATAGAAACGTCATATCAGTTTTATATGGGAAGTAATTCCATAGTATATGCATATGTTGACAGCCCAGATAATGTAAACTATGAGTTACACATAGCGGTATATGATCTTAATCTAAATCTAAAAAAGACAGTATCAAATCCATTATCTGGAAGTAATACATTCGGAGTATCTGTAGTAAATGATAGAGTATTTGTAGAAGTTGGTGAAGCTCCTGGAAAATATGTAAATTATCTGATAACACAAACCACTGTACAAAAGAAAAGACAATCAACTTCTGGTGACCTAACTATAGATGATGGTGTTTGGTTTGATTAATTATTAATAAAAAATAAATATGCAATATACAGCAAATATAAACGTATTCAATACGGCGTTAGTAAATTCAGTCACTTCTAGTCTATCTCCTTCCCAGAGTTATGCAAATATCCCAGTCTTCAAACTATCTACAGATATAGTAGTGCCAGCCCCTTTAACCTTTGATGCTCTAAAAACTAAGATTAGAACACTTGCAAATATCCCCTCAGGTTCTATATTCGAAGAGGAGATCCTAAAGCTCATAGATGCCCCAAAGACTTTAGTATACTCGGGATCTATGGTAGTGGAGTACACAAATCCATACTATAAAGCAACGCTTAGAGCATATAGCGGATCAATTTCTATCGAGTCTGAACCAACTGGAGCTGTTCCTAAGACAAAATCTAAGAGATCGGGTTCAGTATAATCGCCAAAACGTCTCAGGAAGCTCCCAGGGTCATCAAATCAGCCATCTAATAGATCTAGGATATATAACCATAAGACATAAAAAAAGAGCCCCAAAAGAGCTCTATTTTATATTATATTTTTATTATATTAGTAAAGATCTCCATCTTCTTCATCATCTCCGTAAAGTAGATCATGAATGTCCTTAGTAGGATTCAAACCCTTTACCGCCTTTGCTCCTTTTTTAGCTTGTTTCATTGCCATTGCTGAAGTCTTTTCGTCTTCATCTTCATCCGGAGTTGATACGGGCTCTTTATTTACTAGCATTTCAAGTTGCGACTTTATCTCGTCTGGTACCATTGCCCAACCCATATAAGCATAGTCAGCAAGTCCTTCTTCAGAAGAGTCTACTGAATCAAGCATCTCTTCTTTACGATCTATGGGTATGAGCTCCCATTTTTGCTGAATAGGCATCATATTATGAGCTTCATCCATTTCTTGATCTTCATTCATAGAACTTGAAAGAATATCTTCTATGCTCTCTGTCTCAGGATCATTTTCTTCTGAATGTATATATGTTGCACCCATTTTTTTAGCAGCCTTTGCAATCATCTTCCAGAATTTATCAATATCTTCACCAGTACGTTCTATAACTCTAGCAGTTTTACCGTTAAATTCAATTGTAGCTTCATGTTCACCAGAAGGTGATACATATACTTCTGCTGTTGTTGCTGTATCAAAATCTTCATCCATTTCTTCTCTCATGATACTATTGATTGCCTGAAGATCCATCATTCCCATGAGACCTTCATTGAGTCCTGTCTTAGATTTTGGCTTTGAAGACTTAAAAATCACCTTCTCAATTCCATTAGCGCCGGTGTATGGTCCCTGTTTCTGCTCACGCATCCATCCTTGTAAATCGAAATTATCTGTCATGTTGCTTGTTTTTTTGTTATAAATATACGAGAATTACGCTTCGATGACTTCTAAGCCCACCATCTCGAATTCAATATCATCTATCTTTTTGCAGAAGAAGAAATGAGGATCTTTTTTCAAGACTACGTCAGCTTTGAGATGACCTTTCCAAGCATCAAATAGATCCTGTTTTAAAAGTCTCTCGTCGCTATAGAAGTATTCTATCATAAAGGTTTCTACTATCTCAAATAGATCTTCTTTCTGCCTTAAGAGCTTTCTATATGCTGAGATCATGCTCCTACTTTGTTTATTATATGATTTTGATCAACGTAATGTATCTTACTTGTTTCAAGTTCAACTGTATAGACGTCTTCATACTCATCTTGATGGAGAATACTTTTTATATCCTTAATGAGGCCAATTTTGACGGCACCCTTGCTAGTTGAGAACATCACAGTGTCTCCTATATTGTATGTATTCATGCGTTGTAAATTTTATTTATAGTTTGGATCGTTTAAAATAATATCATAATTTTTAAAATCTTCAAAATCTCGTATGTCTGCTTCAATTCTTCTATCGACTGTATCAGCGTCTGACCTTATGGCTAATCTCTCTTTTCGAATCTCTTCTGTAATATCAAAGTATACCACTAATGAATCTTTCCTATCCATCTCTGACATATGAGCAAGACCTGATGGAGTCATAATGAATGTACAATCACGTGTCTTCATCTGAGCATTTGATGTGCCATAGTACCAACTATTAAAAATCACGTACTCATAAAAGAAGTCCATCTTAATTAGATCTTCAAATTTGAAAATAGGGATAAAGTAATAGTCTTTGCCATGAACTTCACCTATTCGCATTGGTCTTGTAGTATATGAAATTTGATACGGGTACCCTCTTTCTTCCAAGATCCGTCTTGCATAATCTTTTCCAGAAGCTGCTTTACCCACTAATATAACTCGCTTTTTACCATCTGCTTTTAATAGCGCTATGATCTGATCTATATTTCTGACGTTCATATTATTCACCGATGATTTCAGTTAGGAATGCAGTTCTTTCTATCTCTTTATTGATCAGATCTAAGCATGATTGTTTTACGTCTTCTGAGGAAAATGAACTCTTTTCAAAGCATAAAGAATGGAATGTTTGTTCTACTAGTTTTCTTGCCGCCTGTTCTTTTGTCATAATGTTGTTTTTATAAAAGTAATTGGAAATATTGATATAGAAAAGTCTAATTATCAAGCTGTGAGTAGAGCTGTGAGTCGAGCTGTGAGGCGAGTGAACGCCAAAGCTGTGAGTCGAACTGTGAGGCGAGTGAACGCCAAAGCTGTGAGTCGAGCTGTGAGCGGAGCTGTGAACTGAGCTGTGAGCGGAGCTGTGAGCGGAGCTGTGAACTGAGCTGTGAGGCGAGTGAACGCCAAAGCTGTGAGTCGAGCTGTGAGGCGAGCTGTGAGTCGAGCTGTGAGGCGAGCTGTGAGGCGAGCTGTGAGGCGAGCTGTGAGGCGAGCTGTGAATTAATTTCTTTCATAAACCTTGATTTGTTAGAATATAAAAGTACAAGATATAATTTAGATAGTAAAATCTAATTATAGAGTAGAGCAGTAATATAGACTATCTTGCATCTTTATAAACTCACGATTCTCTTTTATAACTCGAAGGATCCTATTTTTATAAGTTCCACACTCTGAGTATCTCTTGCCGATAAATGTGAGATACTGATTTCGAGTCATTTTTTTATTCCTGAATACATAATTCTGGTATAGCAAGTAGTCTTGGATGCATTCTTCCCAACCTTCGTATAGAGCGTATCCATGCAATTCTTTTATGGCAGTAGTCTCTCGCTTCTCAGGCATCTTCATCCCAAGAAAATTGTTATTTGATTTTGTAAGTCTGCTTTTTAGCTCACCAGATTCAAGCATGATTTGAGCAAATACCACATCAGCAAACTCTATCCCAGATCTTTTTATAGTTTGGTATACATTCTCCTTAGTACATTGCTTGGACTTTTCAGTGTCTATGTTGGAGAAACACATGAAAGCGCCGCTGGCAATTGTAATTAGTATCAGTAATAGTATCTTTTTCATTTTGTAACGTTTTTTGAGTTAATAAATATCAGTCCCACCAAGATCGTAGATAAGTCTCTAGCATTGCAAACAAAATCCTATTGGCTTTTTTGTCAAGGTAGTGCCCCATGTTCATTGCAATGTGCTGTTTGGAATTGTTTTCGAATATGTACTTATCTGTCTTTGTGACCTCTCTGTATGCATGTGGATATTTAGCAAAATAATCATCGTACTTTTCCCATATTTCCTGAATGTGGAGAGTAGATGCCCCTTTCATGTCTAGTCTTAGATCTTCATCGTCTATATCATTGATGTCCTCTTGGGATATAGGAACGAAGTGGAATTCTGAGTGATGATAGTCTGAGTACTCTGTCTGATAAGACTCTTTTTGCACCTTTTCTATCAGCCCTACACACGTCATCATTCTTTGAGCATCTCGTTTTGCATCTAGATGAATGCCCCTTTTTCCTATATAATCCGCTTGATACTTAAGCTTTGTCTTTAGTATCTCCCAAATATATGAGTCATCCCATGAGCGGTCTTTCCAAATTACAGGAAACCATCGTATGAGGTTTTTAATCCCAGTATATATGTCTCTGTGGTAATATCTGCCTTCTAATTCCCACCATGCTCTTATATTTCTCATATTTTTTTATTTTACGTCTGAAAAGTCTTTTATATACTTGAAAACCGCTAAATCCTTTGCCTTTGCTTCTATCTCAACGTCAAATTGTAGATCAAATGTCTCTATCTTCTCATAAATGTAATCAGCGTGAGCCGTAATTAATGCATTTAAGTCCTCAGTGCGTCTAGAAGATGACATATGCGTTATTGGTACTGTCTTCCAAGTTGATACAGCGAGTCTAAGCGATTCTTCCATAGTCTGATCTTTTGGACCATAATTAAAATGATGTTGATCAAAGACTATGGGGATACCAATTTCTAAGTGCACCCAATCATGCAGCATTTTTACTGAGTACTGGTTTGGACTATCATCATTCTCCACAGTCAATCTTGCTTTACAGGAATCAGAAAGCCTCTGGAAGTTATCGCAGAAGCGCCTGGATGCATCTTCTCGGCTTGGTTTTGTAGTATTAATATGTATGTTTATAGGATAGTAGGTTGATGCCTCTAGACCCATCATATCTAATATCTGTGCATGCTTATTGAGATCGATAATAGTCTTTTCTACTACAGCTGGATTTTCGCTTGCCAGCACATCAAATGGACCAGGGTGGAAAGAGACTCGAATATCATTATCTTTGATGAATTTACCCAGTTCTGCCAATTTGAATTGAATCACGCTAAACCCTGGAAGATCACTGAACTCATAAAGACTCATGAATGCAAACATATCACTTGACATCCTATAGAGCTTTATACCCTTGGAAAGATTATATTTAAGTAGTCGTCTGCAATCGTCTATATTGGCTATCGCTAGTTCACTGACATACGGTAGACCCTTGAGATCAAAAGTACGTTTTACCATGGTACGATTCACAGATATATGATCCTTTTTTTGCTTGCCTTGGTTGATGCCCAAAGAAATGCAACAGTAGCCTATTCTTCTCATTTTACCCATTCATAAAACCCACGCGCCATTGCTTGGGATATACTGATGTCTGAATCTTCTTTCATTGACTTAATGGCCCACATAACTACTTCAGTCTCTAATCCACAATCTCTTGCATCTATAAGAAATGATCTGATTAGACTCATTTCCAACATAAAATAGTCTTGTTTATTTTCCATAACCTTGATTTTAAAGATTTGACAATATGTGACGCTTCGTGCATAGGAATATTCGCAAGACTCGCTAAGTTAAAATGACTTAGAGAATCAGGACAGAGACCTAATATGTGAAGTATTGTATCGAACATAAGTAAATTTACAACAAATTAATCGAAGAAAGAAGACTATTTCCAAAGTAGAAAACTATAATGAAAAGCATAAATGTGTTTATTCTTCTCCAAAGCCTAAATTCTAGAAGAAAGTATCTCGCTTGAGCCCACTTCTCGCATATAAAGGAGATTGAATATAAGATGCATAGGAGTATAATAATAGGGTTCAAGCATACATAAATATCTTCTAATTTAGTTGCTTAGGGGCATTTTTATTGCTGGATGTGAGTTGTAATTTTCTATTTGGAAATCTGAAGGGTCTAAATGGAATATTAATGATATATCTTCTGAAAGCGATCTATAAAAGTCGTCTGTCTTCATATGAACTAATTTAGGTAATTCATATGGTTCTCTGGTTAATTGCTCTTTAATACCTTCGGTTTGGTTTTTATAAATGTGACAATCTCCCATATTAGCAATTAGTTCATCTGGAACCATATTGACCATCTTACCAAATATCTCTAGTAATAGTGCATAGGAAGCAATATTAAATGGTGTACCCAATGGAACATCTTGACTTCTGGCATTATACATGAGTGAGATTGCTCTTTTAGGAACATTTTGTTGATCTAATTCATAATCTTTCCAATCAACTTTATATTTTGGATTCTTATATGCTGTGTCAAAATACCATTTATTTCTTTCTTCAATTGACATCTCTCTCGTATAAACCTGGAATCCATAATGACATGGTGGAAGAACTGCTGCTTCAATCTCACCCGGGTTCCACGCTGTTACCATTAATCGTCTTGAGTCGGGGTTCATTTTGAGATCATTAATTAGGTTTTGTATTTGGTCTATCCCATCTAAAGCGATATACCATTCATTATGTTCTTTACTTTCATCTTCAAATCGTGTCCAACTTCTCCATTGCTTGCCATAGATTGGACCAAGTTCACCCCACCTCGCTGCAAACTCGGAATCGGTTTTGATACGTTCTATGAATTCTTCTTTTGAATAAGGTATAACTATAGGCCAGGCATCTTCCATACCCTCAGAAAATATCTCATCATACTCTTTAACATCATCCATATACCTAACACCGTCTGAGTATACAGCCTCAGTATATTTCTTATAACAATCTCCTATCCATATATGACAGTCATTATCCACCAGGTACTTGATGTTTGTATCCCCACGTAAAAACCATAGAAGCTCAGTTACAATTGACTTCCAGTGCATTTTCTTTGTAGTGAGCAGTGGAAATCCTTCACTCATTTTATGTCGTATCTGTCTACCGAATACTGATATAGTTTGTCCATTTCTTGTTTCTTTTCTAGTACCATTCTCTAAAATATCTTTTAAGAGATCTTGATAAGCTATGTCTATTTTGTTCATATGTTATTTTTATATTTCCATTTATAACCACCAGCAGTCTCTTGTTTTCCTTTACAAACCGCTGTCACATTGTATACTTTTAGTTCTTGTTCTACTTTGCTAATACTTTCCCAAACCTTGATAAAAGAACCATCTAATCCGTATTGAATAACTTCTTTTCTTTTTTTAGAAGGCCCCATTCGGATACCAGTTTTTGCCTTAGATAATCTTTCCGAAAATCCTGGAGGTTTCGGCTTTCTCATTTTTTCTTTAGACTCTTCTGAATGTTTCCTACCTTTTGCAGCATCTCGTATCTTATTTATAGACTCTTCTGAATGCTTCCACCCATTATCTAACCTATACTGTTGGTATTCTGAGATTTTTAACTTCCAATTCAACAATCTTATGTCAGCCTCATCTTTCCCGTACTTTTCTAACCAAATAGCGTATCTTCCTTTTTTAGTTAAATCTGTTCCGTTCTCTTCATTATACTTCTTTATCTTATCTATCTGAGCAGTTCTTTTTTCGTCAGCAATGTCTTTACCATATTTTAGAACCCAGTAATTGTAAATACCGCCTTTTGCAATATCATGTCCAATTTTTCTGTCTCCTTCTTTACTTCCATCACTTATATTATAACCAATATCCCTATTTGTACTATTATATTGACTAATCCAAAATACCTCTCTGTCATTTAGATCTTCCTCAGACTGACACTCTTCAAGTATTTCTTTCTTAAAGTTATCTTTGCCATATTTCTTAATTGCCTTTTTAAGCAATTTACCACTTCCTAGGTAATTTTTATTATTATTCCTATCTTGCCCGATATAAATCTTACCATTAAGTAGATTAGTAGTTTTGTAGATTATCATAGTTCTTTTACTATAAATATCTACTATCTAACTTTTTTACTCAATTATTACCTATTTTATCTACTCTATTATAGAATATTTCTATGATTTTCTTATTGAAGTTGTTGTGTCTATAAAATCAAATTTAGATGGATTGGGTATCACTGCCACCTCTTTAACTTCATAAAATAAATTACACCAACCGCTATTTCTTTCTTGTTCAGTAGTATTTTCTTTATATAATCTTTCAGCTTCTGTTTTAGCCATTTCTTTGTTGGCATATATTAGACCTGTCCTGTGTTCATATATAGGACATTCCACGACGCCTATTCCAACTAATTTAACTATCTCGTATACTATCATATTCTATCTTTTTTTTCTACTCCATTATCTAATATGTCTTGGAGTAATGCTTGGTAATCTAAATCTAGTTTATTCATTTCTAAGTTCTTTTTGTGTTTGGATTTTAATGTCTCTCTCCTTTATCGCCTCTTTTTTATCGAATAGTTTCTTTCCTTTGGCAATTGCAATCTTAAGCTTTATCTTACCTTCGAGATCGAATATTTCCAATGGTACTAGCGTCACTCCGCGTTCTGTGAGATTCTTGGCTATATTGAGGATCTCCTTTCGATTCAGCAATAGTTTCTTATCTCTCAGCTCTTCATGAGCCCTAGATGATCCTTTAAGCTGACCTACATGCATACCTTTTATGAACGCCTCACCATCTGAAATATATGCAAAGCTTTCTGATATACTCGCATCATTGTTTCGAATCGACTTGACCTCAGAACCAAAGAGTTGGATACCTGCTGTATACTCCTTGATGATGTGGTACTCATATCTCGCCTTCCTGTTTGTGATCTTCATAACCTAATTTTAGTAATTCAAATTTACCAGAATGGCATATTACGTAACTATTATTTTCTATCCAATCTCCACAATTCAGATAATGCACACCATCTATGAATTTATCCTCTGGCTTATGAATATGACCGCAAACTATACCAACACAATCTCTCTTCTTCGCTTGATATGCTAACTGCGTCTCAAAAGAGACTATGAATTTGACAGCGTCTTTTACATTATCCTTTGCCCACTTGCTAACTGACTTTTTGTAGCCAAATCGTTTCATAAACCTATCTAAAATGATCGCAAATTCATATCCCCAAGTTCCAAGATGCGCAAGCCATTTAATATTCATAACACCGTCGTAGAGATCGCCATGCGTGATATAGTATCCATTCCAAATATACTCATCTCTGATTATGATATTTATGTCAAATTCAAGAGGTACATAGTGTCTTAGAAATTCATCATGATTGCCTGTAATATAGACTACCTTAGTCCCATTCTTGGAAAGTTTAAGTATCTTTCTAATGAGATTTGTGTAGTCTTGCTTCCAATAATGTCTTTTTTTGAGAAGCCAACCGTCTATAAAGTCTCCTACTATGAAAAGAGTATCTGGTTTGTATAATTTGAGTACCTCTAATACCTTATCGGCATTTGATCCTCTACTGCCAAGATGTACATCAGATATAAATAGCGCTTCGATTTTCATTATAGGTTTTATTTATGATTATAAGTATTCATACTGCTTTTATTTAAATAATCAAAATCTCAGTACAATATATTATATGACAAAGCCGATATGACACATAAACCTATCGCAAGAGTTGCTAAATTCAATAGTTTTCTTCTCGAAATCTTCATGACTAATATGTTTTTCCGGTAGTATCAACTCCTATGAACTCATCTAAGGTCTTTAGGTCTGGTTTCATAGAACCTGGCTTGGATCCATAATTCCAAACTCTATCTTTTGAGTCAATTATCTCTGTATTACCTCTTGTAAAGTCGAATATCTCTTTCTTTGTCATGATCGCTACGCTCTTACCAGATTGGTCTCTGATGCGAAACATGTCAATCGTTTTCATGGAATTTCCCGTATGCTCTGTTACTGGAATTCTAGTAGCTGTAAGTATAGATCCTTCTGAGTTTAATAGGTCTATTGTGTCTTTATTTTCCATCTCTGTATTTTAATGTGAATCTCCTACGTCATGCTTTTCTCCGTAAATCAAGTAGTCTGGGTTTATCACCTTAGCGATCTTATTACGTTCTCCTGATAAGTCTTTGATAACTATGCCTTCATGCGGAACTTTTGTACCTGGGATAAAATTATTGAGGACGTATCGATCTTGAATTTCTTGTGACCAAGCGCCTGTGTACAAAACCTCAACATGTGGAAGCTCTAAAAGCGCTTTTGTCGCAGCCAGTGTTGCCTCTGTACTGTAATATCGCCCATTCTCCATGACGTCAAACACAGCAAACTCTATGTCTTTGAGACCATACTCATAGTTCTTCTGTATACCTGCTCCATAGATTTCCCCGTATATCACAAAGCCTGAACCGAAATCGGCGGGAGTTGAGAATCTCTTTGCAAAATTCCAAAGTGTCTCCTTGATCTTATACTTATCAGCTATTGTGTACCATATGTTTGTATCGTAAAACCCTTGGGAATCTGATCCCTTCTCTACGTTGTGAGACCCAACTGCAAACTCGTACTCATACCACTCGTCTGTGATCTTGAGGAATCGTTTGATCTTGTCCCAGAGAGCGATCTTGTTCTTTTTCACTATGCCATAACGAGCGTTTGTACCATGAAGCTTTCTGGTGATCTGAACCAAATCCTCTTCATTAAACATACCCTTGACATTCTTAATATTTGGGAATTTGTAGTAAACCAGAAAGTTTGGGTTCTCATGATATCTGATCTTCTTTCCTGATGCCAGTTGTATCTGCTTCACTGGCGCTTCATATTTAGAGATATTAAGCAAAGTCATAACGTCCTGACCCTCTTTGAATTTTGTCAGCGAAAATACAAGTTTTATGGGGATAATAAGACACTCTGAGTAAACACCACGCAGCTTTACAGTACGAACACGATTGCCGTTTCTAAGATAATTTGTAACATTCATCTTTTCAGCGAGATCTTCTGGTATTACCGCGTCTGTCGTAGTACATATTACAAGTTCGTCTAGCTTATGCGCGCCTTTTTTTACTATGCACGACCATCCGCCTATGAATGCCTGTTCTATATTGTCAGCTCCTGGGATTTCTTTTATCTCTGAGATTTTTGTTACGAATGCTACTGAGTTTTGGTTTTCCATGTCTTAAAAATGTTTAAATATTGAATCTTTATTTAATGTTACACTAGCATATACATCTGGAGCAGCTGTATCTATATTTAGACCCACTTTCGAAATATTTTGAGAATGTATAGTAATCCAATTCTCTATTATAAACTCAAGTTCATCATGAGTGAGTTCAAACTGTGTCTGCGTATTCAATTTTTCTACTATGCTTTGTCTTGCTGTAATCATATTATTATTTTAAGTCCTTGTAAATGTGTATTCCAAAATCCCACATGAGAAAATTCATAGAGATAATCCAAAGATCAGTGTAAACACCCGTCTCTATAAAGTTCCCGTTTCTGGAATGAGTGAAGTATATCGCTGGAGTTAAACAAAGCTGACTAAATCCTCCCCAGGACCAACACTTATGCATATATGGTAGTATTTTGATCTTCATATTATTTTAATTTTTCAAGTTCTCGTGAAATAATTTCTGCCATTAATATTACTCCACCCAATTCTGTAGTTGGAGATACCTTATACAATTCGTCTGATTCTGCTATAAAAGATATTATGCCTCTTTGTAGCTTTACGGCGCGCTTTCTCGCTTCTTCTTTTGAAACGCTAATACATTGTGTAGTCTGTACTTTAGATAGCTCTGAACCAGTCCAATTAATATTATCTTTTAGTAAACTCATGTTTTGATTTTATAGTGAAATTCCTGGGATTTTAAACATGGGATTCTTAAGACGATCTACTTGCTTAGTAGAGAGTCGACCGGTCTTTTCATACCAATTAATCACGCTAAGGTGAAACCCTACTACATTTGGGTATAATTGAACTTCGTATTTACGTTCTATCTCTTCTTGCGTATTTGATTTTTTGAGTTCTAACATGACAGATTCTAATTTTATGATTTGATTTTTTAGTTTTGTGATCTCAAGATCTTTTGGGTCTACTTCAGGTTTTGTATATGGTGCTGAGAATCTGTTTTGAAATATAGAAGTAATAATACCATTATCATTTTTTATCTGATAATATTTAAAATCAGGCGTAAATTCTTCTTTTATAATTTCGTATTCTTTACTTGACGTAAGACCTATCCTATCGCCAGTGTCTATGCATTTTACATATCTTTTTTGTGTCATAATCTTTGATTGTTTTTGTATATTATAAAAGTAATGAAATCTTGTGAAAATGATTAGTCCATCTTTAAAGCGATCATATATTTTCTATTACAAACTCAATGATCTCCATCTCGGTTTGAGTATCTACAAAGTCTCCGTTATCATCATAAACTTCCCAAGATGTGCAACCGCTGTCTGAATTTGCATCTTCCAAGTGTGTGACAGAGTATAATTCTCCATTGAATTCGACTTCATACATAGTCTCTGTCTGAACTTTCTTTAGCGTATTTTCCATATTATAAAAGTACACAAAAAGATTGAAAATAAAAAGAAAAAGCGCAAAGTAATTTTGCGCTTATTTCGTGGAACTATGTCTATGAAGAGATTAGAATCTTTGGCAGTTATAGGTTTTCTTATGGAATCCCCTTGGTTTATGGTATACTCCATATCTTGAGCATGAAGTCATTAGGACCAAGATCAAAAGTAATATAGCTGATTTTTTCATATTTTTAACTTTCTGGTTCTGGCTGAGGAGTTGGCTCTGTATTCACAGCTGGATCTGCCGGCTTAGGTTTGAAAGAGAATTTATCCAAAGAATCAGCTCCCATTCCAATAGCAGTTATGATCATTACTGCATTTACGAGTTCGGGAGATGGTTTAAATTGCTCATGCGTATAGCTATTTAATAGCATTGTAATACAGAGGAATAGAGATCCTAATAGAGCA